GCTGGCAAGCGCTACGTGCGTGATGCCGCCGGGCGGATCATCTACGCCGGCACCGACCTTTTCAACGCCGTGACGGGTCCGCCCAGCATGGTGAAGATGGAGCGTCTCGTTCAACTCTTGTCGACCGAGCTACCTGACGGCAGCCACGTGAAAGTGGGTGACGTCAACGTCAAGCTCGGCTACAAAACCGATGCCATTGCTCTGGCTGCGTTCATCAAGGACGAACGCTTCCCAAATATTGTCGAAGGCGACTTTTCAAGGAACGACCGTGAGCAACGGTCGAAAGTCGCCAAAATAGTGGCTGCCATGATGCGCAAACTCGGTATCCCCGAGTGGTACTGCGCGCTCATGGACACTATGGAGAATTACACGCTTACCAATCGCGACTTTGGACTCCGCGTCACACTGGCCTACCAACTGGCCACAGGTACCACCAACACCACCTTTCGCAATTCTGTGTACAACATGGTCATGTTCGCAGTTGCGTGTAGGCGACAAGGGCGTCGCGGCAAAGCACTCATCTTAGGTGATGACCTGCTCGCGTGCCTGGACAAGCGTTTCAACCTCAACGCTTGGATCGAAACCGTCGCCGCTTTCAAGATGGTGTTGAAGGCAAAGGGTCCACAGCTCGATGGGGAGGCCACCTTCCTCAGTAGGCGGATATTCGCCGATGTTGAGACCCCAACGATGATACCCCTCTTGGGCAAAATGCTCGTCCGCTTTAACGTGCGCGCCAACAACAACGATGCAGTTTCCGATTCATGTTACATGGCTTCCAAGGCGTTATCTTACGCATTTGGTTGCATGCACGTGCATTGGCTGCGCGATATGTTTTTGGCGCGTTTCGAGATGGAGGACGGGCGCGATCAAGTGTCCATAGAGGACCTGGGATGGATGGCACGTAACAATGGCTATTCCACCCAGGATATCATACGCATCACCAAGGCAGCACCCAACCTTGTGGATGACGACCAATTTTCACTCTGGAGTTCCAGCGTCTACGATCTTGACATCGTGGAGGTTCAGGAACTCTTTGAGGCGACTGTTTTGTGTCGTGAGCCACATGTGCTAGACTTGGCCAACATTGAGAAAATGTCCATGGACTACGAGTAAGTGACACCTGGTTGGGCGAGATCTTCGTGATCTCGGGCCTGAGCCAGTGGCGTCCCATCAACCGCCCATGCGTAAGCACCTCTCTG